GTGGAGATATGAAGCGGTACCCTACCGCTTCTTCCCGGAGGACATGGATGCAACGGTACATTAATTTGTCACCGTCGCAGCTATATGCCCGACCAAAGTTCAACTTTGGCGCCGCGTTTTCTATCGGACGCTTCAAGAACGCGTTGGCTCTTTGCCACCAGCGATTCAGTTCAAAGAACTATGTCTAGCAATTCCGCTGACATCAACTAATTGGAGTATACCCACATGGGTGCAATGACCAATATGCTTGTAAAGGACGACGCAACGTCGCCCGTCGAGATCACTTTGATCCCGATGACGGACACACCAAATCCATTCTACCGCGCAGCTACAGCGGGTGTCCCTTTCGAGGGGCAACCACGTCTGTGGCTGTCGGAGGAGTTGGTTAAATCCGGTGCATACAAGCGCGTGATGAAACTGGAAGTCCCCGTAATGGAGACTCTAGGTGCATCGGGCACTTCAGCAGGTTACGTCGCCCCGCCAAAAGTGGCGTACGTCGATACGATCATCGTTACGATGTTCGCCGACGCACGTTCCACCACGGCGGACCGCGCGAACCTGTTGAAGCTTGGTGTCGGACTATTGCAAGGGGCCAGCAGCACAACTGCCACCGGTACCCTTACAAATGCGACCGCAGGTGACGGATGGAAAAACTCCACCGGACATCTCCCGCAGTTCTTCACCCAGGGCATTTTGCCGAATTAACTTTCGGCCTGTGCCTTCAATCTGTTGGTAAGGTCTAGTGCCTTACTTAGGAGTTCGAAAATGAACTGGATTGACCCTTTTCCGCCTCAACGATCTATTCAGATAATTGAGGAAGTCTCCTCGCTCCTTTCCAAGACTGGGGGCCCTCTCACGAGGGACCTCGCTCGGCTTATTGAGCAGCGGAGGTATATCGACTTGGTTAACTTCAAGTTTGACTATCTTCGTTGTTCAGATATCCGCGATCTAACGCTGGCCAGGCAAGTACACGCCCTGCTTTCAAAGCAGGAGTGGATGAACCTTGGCATAGACACGAGAGCGGTAGCAGAGAAAAAGTTCTGGGATGCTGAACTACGTTGCAAAGAGACGAATGATGCTATCGACGCTTGTCGGTTAACAACCGACGCCGTGCTCGTAATTGAACGGGCTCGGCGGATAATCAAGCGTCTTCTTGGTGTTGTTCCATCTCCTAGTGAGTTAAAGTTTAGGTTCGGGCCCGGGGCCACCACTTCGGTGAACGGCAGGATTGCCTCGCCTCGCGCAAAGTTATCTGCCAGACTCTCTTGTAGTCGAGAGCTCTTGCCTGTTGTTGGAGGCTTTTTAGCAGAAGTCCCATTATGGGTCTGTTCTCAAATCGGGTTGACCACTTTCGACGGCATCACTGCTGAAGAGGTGGTTATGTACCCAGAGATCGAGATTCACGCAGGTAAGTTATCTTTCGTGCCTAAAGACGCGCGCTCAATGCGCCCCATAGTCGTTGAACCGACACTTAACAGCTTTTTCCAGCTGGGTGTTGGAGACTTCTTGAAGGGCGCCCTAAAGCGTCGCGCTAACCTGGACCTTACTGATCAGTCTAGAAACCAAGCTCTGGCCCGTGAGGGGTCGATCAATGGCAGGTATGCCACGATTGACCTTTCTAGTGCGTCGGACACCGTTTCGATCGGTATCGTGAGGCTTCTCCTACCGGATGAATGGTTTGAGTTCTTGATGAACTTGACCACCGGGGAGTTAAAAATGCCTGACGGGGTTAGATCTCTTGAAAAGTTCAGTAGTATGGGTAACGGTTTCACGTTTGAATTAGAGAGCTTGATTTTCTATGCTCTCAGCGTGGCCGTGGTC